TGACTGGTGGTGACTTGTTGGATATGACTTCACTAGGAAAAGGTGAACTGGATATATTAGATGGTTCGCCACCATGTTCTGCTTTCAGTATTGCTGGACGTAGGGAGAAAGGTTGGGGTAAAGAAAAGAATTATAGTGACAAGGGAAAGGTCAAAGGCGTTGAAGATTTGTTCTTTGAGTTTATTCGTGTTGCTAACGATATACAACCTAAAGTTATTATTGGCGAGAATGTAAAGTCAATAATGTTTGGTAAGGCAAAGGAATACTTTAATCGTATCATCAATGCGTTTCAAGACATTGGTTATACGGCAGTAGGTAAGTCTCTCAATGCGGCAGACTATGGGACACCCCAGGGTCGGGAAAGATGTTTCTTTGTAGCAATAAGAAACGATATATTAGAAAAGACTTCTTTAAACTTTATGACGCTTGAAAGTGTTTATCCAGCACCGACATATAAAGAACACGTTTCTTTGTTTGAGGCTATAGACGATGTGGAAAATGACCACGAAGAAGTAAAAGAATTATATGACGCAGTGAAAAAAGGTTTTCTAAATGAATGGATACCTAAACTGCCCAAGAATCCAGAAAGACAAGTAAAGGGTTCAGAGTATCATCCCAATCAGAGTTTATTTAATCTGATACGACCTTGTCCAGATTTACCAAGTCCCACTATAACACAGCAGGGACAGCAGAAGGGTTTGTCTGGAGTGATACACTATGCCTATGATAGAAAACTAACGATACCCGAGTTGAAACGAGTCCAGGGACTACCTGAGGACTTTAAGTTAGAAGGTACATTTAATCAAAAGGCGGAGCGAATTGGACGGATGGTTGCTCCGAAATGTATTGCAAGTTTGGCTACATCCGTGTATAATAAGGTATTGAGTTATGACTAAATTTACATTTGCACAAGCGGAAGAAGGGTTCGATTCTCATATTGACCAGTCGGTTCGTGGATATTCTAATCTTTGGAACGATGTTCTAAAGTTTTCAGAATACTTTGTAGAAGATGGTTGTTCTGTAGTAGACATCGGTTGCTCAACAGGAAAACTGTTGAAGGCGATGAAAGCACAGAATGATGTGTTTGCACCTAAAGTGGGTTATAAGGGTATTGAAATTGAGGAAGATTTTCATAGTGAATTGGTAGATGAAGAACATTTAAAATTTTATAAAACTGATGTGAGAGGTTTTAATTGGGTAACAGGAGCAATCAATAACTGTTTAACCACATCAATATTTTCATTACAGTTTATGCCGAAAAGAAATAGACAGGTTATTGTTGAACGTGTTTATGAATCACTTGTAAAGGGTGGGGCGTTTATATTTGCTGAGAAAATTCATAGTGAGAATTCATTGGTTCAGGAAATGATGCAGTTCTGTTACTACGATTATAAACGACAGTTTTATAGTGCAGAGGAGTTGTTGGATAAAGAACAGAATCTACGACATATGATGAAACCTCTGACGTTAGATGAAACGCTTGGAATGTGTCGGTCTGCTGGTTTTGAAATAGTCCAACCATTCTGGCAAAACTTTAATTTTGTAGGAGTACTCTGTATTAAACAAGCAGAGGGTAAATGGTCGACGGAGACAAAATAATGAAATTTGAATATGTATGGCTTGACGGTTATAAACCGGAACCAAGTTTAAGAAGTAAAGTAAAAGTAGATGACTATGCAGATGTTTGGTCATTTGATGGATCATCTACACAACAGGCGACAGGTGATAAATCAGATTGTATTTTGAATCCAGTTGCAGAGTATCATACCATCGACAGAGTTCGTGCAGATGCAACCCGAGCTAGAACGGCTGCTGGGTTAGAAGGTTCTTATGTGATGTGTGAAGTATTACAGGCAGACCATGAACCACATGAATCAAATACGAGAACACATTGTCAGAATCTTATTAGTGATGAGTGGTGGTTTGGTTTTGAACAGGAATATTTCATGTACAAAGATGGTCGTCCTCTAGGATGGCCGAGAGGTGGTAAACCCAGAGCACAAGGTGATTACTATTGTGGTGTTGGTGCTGATAACGTAGTCGGCCGTGAGATTGTAGATAGACACACAGAAGCATGTATGAATGCTGGTATTGGTATCACTGGAACAAACGCAGAAGTTGCTTTGGGTCAGTGGGAGTATCAAGTACTGGGTGCTGGTATTCGTGCCGGTGATGACTTATGGATGAGTCGATACATTCTACAACGTATTGCAGAAATGAAAGGTGTGAGTATTAATTTTCATCCCAAACCTCAGAAGGGTGACTGGAATGGTTCTGGTATGCACACAAACTTTTCTAACCATGAGATGAGAACTACCGGCGGCCAAGGTTTGTTTGAAGGCGTTTGTAAGCAACTAGGAGTTTGGCACAAAGACGCTATAAAGGCTTATGGTTCAGACAATAGTAAAAGGTTAACAGGAAAACATGAGACTCAATCAATTAAAAAGTTTAGTTACGGCGTTAGTGATAGGGGTGCTAGTATCCGTATCCCTATATATACTGTTGACAATAACTGGATAGGTTATCTTGAAGATAGACGTCCGGCAAGTAATGCAGACCCATATAAAGTTATGCGACATATTGTTGAATCTGTAATAACAGAACACATTATGGATCGATAATGTACGAGCTCAAAGACTATCTAAACGCCATCAACCATAAGAAGGAAGACCTTATGGTGGATGACGATGGCCTTTGGGAAAAGAAGTACCCAACATATATTGTGAACAAAGCATTGAGTTCATTTCCAGAGTGCCTGTTGTATGCCAATGAAATGAACAAGATGCACCACCTCGATAAGAAGTTACAGTTCCAATTTTTTCTAAATAGTATACGACCTAAAAAAAGATTTAGTAAATGGCTTAGGTCCAGCAAGATAAAGAATCTTGAATATGTGAAAGAATACTATGGTTATAGTAATGAGAAGGCTAAACAGGCCCTTGAAATACTTAATAATGACCAACTTGAAGAAATAAAAACTATAATAAGTCGAGGTGGAAAACATGGAAAAACTTGATTGGGATCCTGGCTTAATGCTAGAGGTTCGACTCAACGACCCCGATGATTTCCTAAAAGTCCGTGAGACATTATCCCGAATAGGTGTTGCATCTAGAAAGGAGAGAAAACTATATCAATCATGCCATATACTGCACAAACAAGGACGTTACTATATTGTCCATTTTAAAGAATTGTTTGCGTTAGATGGTAAACCAACGAACCTATCACAAAATGATATTGAACGTAGGAATACTATTGCAGGGTTGTTAGCAGATTGGGACTTGATAGAAATTATCGGTTTAGATGAACCAAAGGCACCGTTATCACAAATAAAGGTGTTGAGTTTCAAAGAAAAAGATGAGTGGATTTTAGAAACAAAATATAATATAGGGAAGAAGCGAGTAGAATGATTAAATTATTTAGAATGAGATCCGGTGAAGATGTTATCGGTGAAGTGGAAAGTGAAAATCAAGAGTACATAAATGTGGAAGGTCCAGCGGTACTCATGCCCATGTCTGATGGTCGAGGCAATCAGGTACAAATGGGGATGGTACCCTGGCAACCCTGGAGTAAATCAAAATCATTTCAGATACCTAGGGATTGGGTAGTAACAACTTCAGACCCTACAGATGAGGTAGCAGATGGTTGGCGTAAGTCTTTTGGGTCAGGTATTGAAGTCCCAACGAAAAATATGTTACTGTCATAAATAGTGACATGAGTAAACCTTTTTCGATGATTCGGAAAGCCAGAACAATTTTGGCTGAAGAAAGGCAACCAATACAAGAGTCAGAAAAACCATATAAGTTGGTTATTCTTTCACATGACGATCCTCTGGATCCGAATGAGACAGGACCTCTTATTAGAAAGAAAGCAAAAGAACTGGGTATAGAAGTATTCCTAGGTGAGTTTTCTGGTGCTTATCTTTCACAGAAAAACGGAAAGAAGTTTGTCAACTCGTTTGAAGTTGATGAAAATGGTCAAGCTCAATTGCCCGATATGAAAAGTGATATCGAGTATGCATCACCTGTAGAGTTAGACCCAGAAAACACTTTGATTATGGTCAGAGGCCTTGGTTCTAGTGTAAAGACGGGAGCCAACTCCTGGTATGTTATGGCACAGTCATTAGAGCATGATGGGTTTACTGTAATCAATTCTACAACTTGTCATAATATTTGTAAAGACAAATGGCTAAATCAAATTATGTTCAAACGACATGATTTCAATACGCCAAAAACTGTTCGTATATCTCATGCGGAAGGTGCCAAGTTTGCAATGGACGAGTTGAAGGGTGTTGGTGTAAAGTATCCAGTTATCCTAAAGACTGCTGTTGGTTCTAGGGGTATTGGTGTAATGTGGGTGGAAAGTGAAAAGTCTCTTTATGGGCTAGTTCAGTTGTTATATAGAGAAGATCCTTATATTGATATTCTATTACAGGAGTGGATAAAAACTCCTTATGATGTTAGGGTTATCGTGGCCGCAGGTCATATTATGGGGGCTATCAAACGACCTATAGTAGAAGGTGACTTTAGAAGTAATGTATCACAGGGTTCAGAACCAGTGCCATTTACATTGACAAAACTAGAAGCATCGGAATCAATACGTGCGGCAGAAATGACCCAAGGAAAACTTTGCGGTGTAGACTTTATTCCAGCAAAGAATAGAGAAAAAGATAAACCATATTTTATCGAAGTCAACTCCACTCCGGGGTTGATGGGCATAGAAGCAACGCTGTCAAAAGCAGCGGCAAAACCTGTACAGAAAGACCTGAAAAAGGCCGGTAAGAGTATTACTACCGAAGTCCTAAAGTTGTTCATGGACCGTGATAATTGGATTGACAAATCGAAAAACTCCTGATATAATGAATACATATGAGTAGCAATTTCTACATCAATGTATTGCAACGGGGTAACGCACTTCTTGTGCGTGAAATCAAAGATGGGACACGAATCAAATATAAGGTAAGGTATGAGCCTACTTTATACGTCCCGGTTCAAAAGAAAACAAATACCCGTACCCTGGAAGGTCAGTATGTAAGTCCTTACAAACTAACTGGCATTTCAAAAGCAAGAGACTTTATTGACCAATACGAGGATCAACCTGAGTTGGTCTATGGTCTTGAGCGTTTTCATTATACCTGGATAGCAGATAACTATAAGGGTGTAGTCGATTGGGATTTACAGAAACTCAATATTCTATCATTAGATATTGAGGTTCGTTGTGATAATGGATTTCCAGAAGTCGCAGCATCTGCCGAAGAAATACTGTGTATTACAGTAAAGAATTATGCTAACAAACGCATATTGGTTTGGGGTGTTGAAGATTATGAACACGATAGAGAAGATGTAAACTATATTCGTTGTAAAAATGAAACAGAACTTTTAGAAAAGTTTTTGACCTTTTGGGAAAGGTATGATGTAGATATCGTCACAGGGTGGAACTGTAAGTTTTTTGATATACCCTATATTGTAGGTCGTATTAAAAAGTTATTGACGGAGAAAGATGTAGAAAGGTTGTCCCCTTGGAAAGTTGTACACGACCGCAAGAGTAACTTGATGGGTCGAGAGCAATTGATGTATGATATCCTTGGTGTAACTGT